TAACTAAGGAGACTTATATGCTTATTGTAAATGATATAATGGATGCATTCACTATGCGTCGTAAATTGAGCAGTATGGTTCGTCGTACTCTTCGTAAACAAAATGGTGCATTACCAGAAGCCTACATGGAAGAATTGTTAGGTGTTATCGAAGATCTTGATAAAAACATTGAACGTATTGATTCTGAAATATATGCATCATGGAAAGAATCGGGCGATGTTTCCTGAGTTTCCAGAATATGGTTCACCACAAGATCGTGGATCATGTGATGCGTATTATGGTAGAATGTTTCGCCCTCATAAATATCCACAAGGTAGACTTCAAGGTGGTCGAGTTACTGAATTAACTCAACAAGAAATCGCAGAGTATACCTATGGATATGAAAACCAAGACGATCGAAAGGATTGGGGGATTTAGTGTTTACAAATGAATTTGAATTTGATCATACAGTTACAACCGTTCTTGATGAAACTGCTGGATTTGAAGATGTACAACTTGTGATTGATGATGGAGGAGTTTTCATAAGACAATACAATGAAGCTGCTGATGAACATGATTGTGTTATTATGTCTCATAAGATGTTGAATGATTTAATAATGGCAATGAAAACAAAAGAAGGTGTATTCATGATAGAATACCGCGATAAAAATGTTACAAGTTAAATTAAAATAAATTTAACTGTTTACATTCTTATTATCTTATGTTAATATACAAAAATAACTAGGAGACTTATATGCTTACAGAAACACAATTGGCTGAACGCCGTGCAACTATCAAAGTAGTTGCTGAAAAACAAAAAGCCCAACAAGCACGTATTGCTGCTATCAAAGCAAAAGCAGCACGTGTTGTTAGTTGGGTTGATGAGGTTGAAAAGCCTAAACGTAAACCTACTCAAAACCTTACTGAAAAGTATGATGGCCAATCTGAATTACATTGGACTGATGCTTCAAAGTATGCTAAAGAGTTTTATGGTGAACGTCATTACCAAACTACTCGTTTTGACAATGATTGGGGCGACTATTAATGTCTGATGTTGCTCATCTTGAAATGAAATTACACGCTCTCAATGATAAGATTGGGAGAGTGAAACATGATGTGGCCAAATTGCAAGATAGATTTGACCGCATTGACGTTGAGAAACTACGACAGGCTCTCAAAACAATTGAAGAAAGTGAAACAAATGGATGAGGAGAATAAAATGTCCAAAGTTGATATGATGGAGGCACTTACATCACGTGAGTGCCAAGTTAAATTTAAAAAAGTCAATGGCGATATGCGCGATATGACATGCACATTAAAGGAAGATCTTATTCCTTCTGCATCAAAGGCTGATCCACTCAGTCAGAAAAAGATTCGTGCAATCAGTGATGAGGTTATTCCTGTATGGGATTTGAATGCTGAAGGTTGGCGTTCATTCCGTGTGGATAATGTTGTTTCTTTTACATGAACTCATTCACATATTTGAAGTATTTGCTCATCCTCAAATGGAATACATGGTTCCGTAAAAAAGAGGATGAGCCAGGGCCCATGTTTATCTATGAACAGGATGATGATAAATAGCTATTTACATTCATCTTGAAACGTGGTATAATAAATTATATAATGATGGAGTGAAGTATGGCTAAAAAACCTATTCGAAAGAAAACCAGAAAAGTACCTGTATCTCGTAGATCAGGCATTGCAGCTGCACCAACTGATAGTTGGCGGTGGTTCTCTGACTATTTTCGTATGGAGTTAGATCGCAAAGATGTAGCTACTATTATACGTAATTACATCCGTACTTCTCATCCAAAAGAAGCGAAGTTTCTTTTATCAGCGCCAGAATATATGTACACAATGCATCATGGCGTAGCTGCATCAATTGCATGGTCAGATCGTAATGGTGAATTCCATCCACTTTGGAACCATGACAGTTGTGTAGCAAACTTTATAGCAAAATTACGTATAGCCGCACAGGAAAAATCAGAAGAGGCAGCATTAAAAGTTGTCTCTTCTACACCTATACGTACTATTGCAGATCGCATTAAAGAGATCACATCTGATTTTATTGCAGGTATCGAAGAAGTTATCGATCACTGGAATCCCGACACAGAGCATCGTCTTGAATATAATCTCTACGATGAGATGAAAATAAAAGATATAAGTAATGTAAGTGCTAAAGCAGTTCTTAATTACTATCAACCATTGCGTGATGAATTAAAAGAATTAGTTGAATTGAAAACACCTGAACTTGTTGAAGGTTATTCACATTTGACTGTGCCTCAACAAAAGAAACAATTAGCCTTTATTGAAGGGTTAGTGGCAGATGCTGAGCGCTATATGATGGGCAAGAAGGCTATGCGTAAATCCGTTAAGCCTCGTGTTAAAACTGCAGACCGTCAGGTTGCAAAGCTTAAGTATCTTAAAGAGTCAAAGGAGTTTAAGCTCACATCAATTAATCCTATGTCTATTGTAGGATCCCGTAGGCTCTACGCCTTTAATACTCGTTATAAAGTATTAATGGAAATCATCACCCAATCTGGTAAAGGATTTGAGGTTTCAGGTAGCACAATTAAAAACTTAGATACAGTTAACTCAAGGCAAACAACCTTACGTAAACCATCTGAAATGCTTTCTATATTTCAATCCAAAACAATTAAACAGATTGACAAATATTGGTCTACTCTTACTACAAAGACCACTCAACCAACAGGACGAATTAATAAAGACGTCATTCTGTTAAGAGTAATGGATACATAATGAATGATAAATTTCTGACTAAATCAGAATTCTCTAAATTAGTAGAGAAAACAGTATTAGATAATAAAATGACGCATATGGATGCAGTGCTTAAGATCTGTGATGATCATGGCATTGATCCAGAAGATGTGCGTAAGTTTGTTTCTAATCCTATTCAACAAAAAATTGAAGGTGAAGCGATACGCCTCAATCTTATACCTGGAAAAACAAACGAATTAAATTTTGATTAGGTATAAATAAGTGTGTACAAACGTACATATACATCGTATAATAAAATGTAATACAATGCAATATAAGGAAACATACAATGTCTTTTGCAAATCTAAAACGTAACCGCAGTTCTATCGATAAACTCGTAACTGCAGCTTCTGCCGCTGGCGGTGGAGAAACTAAAAAATCCTGGAAAGATGAACGCATTTGGAAACCAGCCATCGATAAGATGGGCAATGGTTATGCTGTCATTCGCTTTCTACCTCCAATGGGTGAGGAAGCATTACCATGGGTACGCTATTGGGACCATGGATTTAAAGGACCAACTGGTAAGTGGTACATCGAACGTTCACTTACATCTCTTGGTCAAGACGATCCTGTAGGTCAATTAAATAGTAAACTATGGAATATGTCTGATGACGATCGTTCTGACACACGTAAACAAGCACGTGATCAGAAACGTCGTTTGCACTATGTGTCAAATGTTATGGTTATCTCTGATCCTTCTAACCCTGAGAATGAAGGCAAAGTCTTTATGTATCAGTATGGTAAGAAGATCTTTGATAAAGTTATGGATGCAATGCAACCTACTTATCAAGATGAGAAGCCATGTAACCCATTTGATATGTGGGAAGGTGCAGACTTTAAGATTAAAATCCGTAAAGTCGAGGGTTGGATTAATTATGACAAGTCTGAGTTTGATTCTCCATCACCATTTCTTGGTGGCGATGATACTAAGCTTGAGGGTGTGTATAATTCAATGCACTCACTTGATGAGTTTACTGATCCACAGTTCTATAAAAGCTTTGCAGAGCTTGAGCGTAAGATGCATGATGTGCTTGGCACTGAATCATCAACACCTGTTCGTGAAGAGATGGCATCATCTCCTGCACCAGTAATGCGTGAAATGCCTGCACAAAATATAGAAGAAGCTGTAGCTGCTCCTGTAGCTGAAGCCGAAGAAGAAGATACTATGAGTTATTTTGCTAAGCTAGCAGCTAGCTAAGCGCAATTCATATTTTAGGATAGGGGGTCTTTATGGCCCCCTTTTTTATTGTGCAAATCCTGGAATCCGATTTGCATTTAAGTCAATACTTTTTATACCGGATGAATTTGAGTTATTTCCACTAACTCCTGTATTTGAAACGTTAGTATTGTTATTTATAACTGTAGCCCCATTTGCAGTTCCATTTGCAGGCGTGTAATTGTTTCGATGCGGATCTACTCGGTTTACCATTTCTAATACATCGTCATATGCCCTTGCTGACATTTTTGCTGAGTCTGGTCCAAAATTACCAAAGCTAAGTTTGTTTCTAAGTGATTGAGGTACAGTGCCTATTGCTTGGACTTTGCTTTCTTCACCAGTTATTTTATCTACCTTTATAACTTGCCCTGTTTCTCGATACATTTCTCCGGCTTCAGTATCAGCCATCATTAAATTATTATGTTGCATATGCATATAAGTTGTTAAATTTAGAATATCTTCATCAGATAGTGAGAGAAGATCTTCGTAGTCACCATTTGCGTAAGTCCGCATTTCAGTTATTAATTTCATTATTGTTCTGATTTGCTTTGGCCCACCTTGTACCATTATAGTCATTACATCTTTTGCTATTCGAGACATTGCTCCTCCTATTGTGCCATCTCCCATTGTAGTAGGATATAATGTTAAAAGTAGCGCTTGAAATGGTATGCTGCCTATTGCTAATCCTGCTTTTGTAGCCATTCCTGCCGCTGTTTTTAAGGCACTATTTGTTGCTACTTTTTGACCAACGAAGCCAGCTCCGCGCAAACCCGCTTCGGCGTAAGCATCAACTTGACCAGTTAGAAGACCAAGGCCCAGTCCACCTTTATCAAGCGATTGAGATGCAAGTCTTGAACCACCGCCTGTTGTTCGACCTGGTTCACCATAATCATTT